AATCATTATTAGAACAAGCATCAGAACGAAGCAATATATATGATTTATCAAAAGCTTTAGGATACACTCCTAAAAATGCAATACCAGCATATGTTACTTTAGATGTATTCCAAATTGTTCCTGCAATTGGAAGTGGAACAAATGTACAACCTGATTATACATATGCATTATCGATAAAGCCAGGAATGCGTGTAAAGCAAAAAGATGGCGCAGCAATTTTTAGAACATTAGATAGTGTAGATTTTAGATTCTCATCGTCAATTGATACAACCGAAGTAACAGTTTATGAAAGTGATCCTGCAACATTGTTGCCTACATATTATGTTTTAAAGAAACAAATTAAAGCAGTTTCCGGAGATGTAAAAACTGCTACATTTACATTTGGTACTCCAATTGCATATGATAAAGTGGTATTACCAGAAACTAATATAATTGAAATTATTTCTGTTACTGAGACAGATGGAGATGGATGGTATGAAGTTCCATACTTAGCTCAAGATACTATTTTTGAATCAGTTCCTAACTTAGCAGAAAATGATCCAGACTTAGCACAATATCGATCATCATCACCCAGTTTATTGAAACTAAGAAAAACTTCAAAACGATTTATTACAAGACTTCGAAGTGATAATAAATTGGAAATTCAGTTTGGCTCTGGTATATCAGATAATAATGATGAAGAAATCATTCCTAATCCTGATAATGTAGGAAATGGTTTAGCAGGGTTTAGAAGACCAGTCGATGTTGACATCGATCCTTCAAACTTTTTATATACAAGAACATATGGTCAAGCGCCTTCAAATACTACATTAACTGTTATTTATACGGTAGGAAATGGTATACAAGACAATGTTTCTGCAAACACATTAACAAATATAAATTTTATTGCATATGATGAAGATGTTAATGCGGTAGTTAATACACCGATGTTAAATTTCGTTAAGTCATCAGTTGCAGTAAATAATGCAATACCAGCTTCTGGCGCTAAAACTGCTGATACTTTGCAAGATATAAAAAATAATGCATTAGCAAACTTTGCAACGCAAAATCGTTTAGTAACTAGAGAAGATTATATTATACGTGCATATTCAATGCCTTCCAAATTTGGTAGTGTTGCAAAAGCATATATTGTTCCGGATGATCAAATATCGCAACAGGATTATCAAGAATCTAGATTACCTAATCCATTTGCAATGAATATGTATGTTTTAGGATTTAATCAATCAAAACAATTGGTTGCGTTGAATGATGCAATTAAAGAAAATCTTAAGACATACTTAAATTATTATAGAATGTTAACTGATGCAGTTAATATAAAAGATGCATACATAATTAATATTGGAGTGCAATTTGAAATATCTGTATTATCAAATTATAATAGCAATGAAGTACTACTTAAATGTATAAATTCAGTTAAACAATATTTTGATGTAGATAAATGGCAAATAAATCAGCCTATAGTAAAATCAGACATTTCAAATATAATTGCCAATGTAAAAGGTGTTCAATCAGTTGTGCGAGTTAATTTTAATAACTTATACGAAACATCTCAGGGTTATTCTGGGAACGTATATGATTTGATTTCAGCTACTAAGAATGGCATCATTTATCCGTCATTAGATCCTAGTATTTTTGAAGTTAAATTTCCAAATACCGATATTAAAGGTCGTGTAGTAACATATTAAAGGATTTAAATGTTTAGAATATTTTATACAGAAAAAGATGCTACTTTATATGAAAGTTTACCAAACTATAATACTGGATTAGATGAAGTATTAGAAATCGGTAAACGTGTTGATGCAGCGGGTGAAACAAAACTATCTAGAAGCGTATTAAAATTCGATGTAGCTGAAATATCTGCATCTTTAGCAACTTACGGAAAATCTGCAGACGATTGCAAGTTCGTACTTAAGTTGTATACAACCCATGCAAAAAACTTAGCATCTGAATATTCTGTGTATGCAAAACTACTAGGCGAATCGTGGATTAATGGTACTGGTTTTTCTAGTGCATTAACTATTGACGGTGCTTCATGGACTGGATCGGCATCTGGATCTGCCTGGATTAGTTCAAGCCAGAACGTACAAATTGGTACTAGTACATTGTATGTATCAGGTAGTGGAGTCGGCGGATCATGGTTGTTCCAATCTGCATCGGGAGGCTCAACATCTGGACTTATTTCTTCAGAATCATTTTCATATCGTACAACTGATATTAATATGGATGTTACCGATGCAGTAAAAGTTTGGATGAGTGGTAGTGGAGGTTCATCTATTGCAAATCATGGATTTTTATTGCAGTATTCTGATACAGATGAATTAGACCCTGCAGTAACCGGCTATATTAGATTTTTTAGTAGAGATACGCATACCATATATGTGCCTCAACTACATGTATATTGGGATAACAGCACTTTTACAACAGGATCATTAGTGCAGGCTAACTTAGAGTCATTTAGTACTTATACCAACGTTAAACCGCAGTATAAAGACACTGAAATCACTAAATTAAGAATATACGCTCGCGATAAATATCCTAGAAAATCGCCTACTAATTTATTTCCATATGAAACTGTAAAGTTTCTCCCCTCAACTACATATTATGCGGTTTATGACGCTGAAACAGATGAAGCTATAATTCCGTATGATGATATTTATAATAAAGTTAGTTGTGATACTACTAGTAATTTCATTTATCTTGATATGAACGGTTTTATGCCGGAACGATACTATCGTTTAGAATTCAAAGTCAAAGATGGGTTTACAGAACAGTATATCAATGACAACATTTATTTTAAAGTAGTTAGATAATGGCTGATAAAAATCGAATAAATATTCAAACTAAAAATATGAAGTTGAATGATCCTATTAATGGAGATCAACAAGCTAAATACATTCGAAAAGGACTTACACATATTTCAAATGATGAATCAGTAATTCCTAGAGATGCTGCTGGTAATATTATTTTAAATGAAGGCGAAACAAATCCATTATTAATAATTGATCCGGTAGCGGAGCGTATTACATTGAATTCTGCTTTAAAAGTACTAGATACTAGATTTCAATATTATAAGTTTCCGGTTTCAGTAGTTCCTACTACAACAAATCTAGATGTAAATTTATCAATTGATTTAGATCCTGTATATGCACGATATAAACCAAGTGAAGATCGTAGAATTAATACCGGTGTTTTGTTTTCTGGAATTTTGATAGATGAAATTGAAGATGGAATTCCTCAGAAAAATCCAAATGCATATTATGTTACAAAAGCTGTAAAGCAAGATGGCATTGATTTAAGATTTAGAATTAAAATTAATCATAGATATGATGCGCCAACATGGAATTCAGCATCGTCGACAGTTGCATTTACTATCATGAAAACCGGGCCAAATTATCCATTAAATCGTACGTATTTAGGACAATATTCTAGATCTGGCGAGGCGGGACAATGGTCGGTTATAACGCCATATGAAGTATGGGATACGTATATCGATGTCACTATTCCAAATTCAGACTTTGAAATAGGTGATATGTTCTATATCGGTGCTCTATGCTCGGTAAATACAGAGTTCTTTTATCACACAATTAACTCTGAACAAACATATTGGGTAATTACTGATGCTAGCAAAAATGTTGATGAGTGGAATCAACCAATTGGATAACTATGTTAACACAATATAAAAATATCGACCAAATTCAAAATGCAGAAAAATCAATTTCTGCTACTAGAATCGATACATCTAATTCTAACTTTTTAAGTTATGATGCGAATTCTAGAATATTTCAAGTTCCTGAGATCGTACGTCAACAAGACGATATTAGAATTGAGTTGCATGCATATTCAAATGATTCTTGGATAACTGGTAATCATAGGATAGAACTACAAAATAAAATTCCTTCGTTTACTGATACTCGAACTAAAAAACAAATTAAATTACCAAGTCAGCCAATTTCAATTGATTTATATAAAGAGTTTGAATCATTAAAATTAACAGCTGGTACATTTAAAATTGCAGTTAATTTCTTAAAGAATTTAATTGGTAGTTATGAAGAACAGTATCTTAGAATTGATGAAATTTCGCCAGACCGTACGGAAATACGTTTACGTGCGATTGATGAATCAAATCCAATATTTTTACAACAAATTACTAAGTATATATCTACAGTACAACATACCACAGGACAATACTTAAATACATACTTATTAAATTTTAGTCGAAACCAAACTGCATTTATTGTTAATAGTGTAGTGATGGGCGAATACATATATGTAAAACTATATGAACCATTAATTGATACAATTGATGTTAATTTCAAATGTTGGGTTGTACAAGAATTAAAACCAGCATATATTGATAAAGTATCAATAACACCATTATTAGTACCAGATTCATATAAAAAACTAGCTAACCCAAATTGGCAAGCAAATTATTCATATAATACTTCTACAGAGACTGGACTAAAAAATTGGAATGATTTATTAGGTTCATCGGTACAAACATCACAACAAATTGTTGATTCATATTTTTCTGGTAGTTTGTCAGGTGTTAAATTGAATATCGATTATTCTGATTTTAACAACTTTATATTTTATAGTACAGCAACTGAGCGTTTAGAAAACTTTAAATACAAACTAGAATTAATTGAATACTATAATTCACAAAGTATAGTAGTAGCACAATTGTCAGGAAGTGTCGCAACAACAAATGCAGCAGATTATGAGACAAGCCGTACGGCGTTAATAAGCGGGTTTGATTCATTTGAACAATATTTGTATTATCAATCATCATCGATTTTAACAACTTATGAAATACCTAATGAATCGGCGATTGTACCTACAATAACTGGAAGTTATATTACTCCAGTTCCTAAATCTAATTCTACAGTACCATATACATTGGTTAGTACTACAAGTACACAATTTAAAACATGGTATCAAAATTTATATGAAACTGCGTCGTTATTTGATTCATTGAATTCAAATGCATTGATTAATGCAATTCCTGAATATATTCGATATGATCAAAACAATGATCAAATTACTACATTTGTTAATATGTTAGGTCATCATTATGATATACTATATACGTATATTACTCATATGACTCGTATTAATAAGCGCGAAGAAAATCCTAAATTAGGGATGCCAAATGAATTACTATATTCAGTAGCAAAACAATTTGGGTGGAATTTAACAGACGGAAATCAATATCAAGATTTATGGCAATATGTATTAGGTACAAATGAAACTGGTACTCCATTAACTGGATCAAATACAGTTGGAGATCCTTCAGTACCAGGCCGAGATATGACCTATGCTGTTTGGCGACGCATAGTTAACAACTTACCATTATTACTAAAATCTAAAGGTACTAAACGAAGTATTCAAGCATTGCTAGCATGTTACGGTGTACCACAGTCAATGATTACAATTAAAGAATATGGCGGACCTAGAATTGATAGAGCTCCAGTATATGAAAAATTGAATTTTGATTATGCATTAGATTTAATTAATACTACTGCAGGTACAGTTAATATTAACTACAAAGTACAACCAACAGAATTAGAACTTCGTTTCCGTACGGATGATGTAATTGCGAATCCAACTATATCATCGTCGATGGAGTTATTCAATATTGATAACAATTCAGTTTATGTTACTATCGACTTCGTATCGGGAACGAAAGGTACTATATCAATTAATGGAGGAACGCCGTCGGATCCGATTGAAATGTTTGACGGCGGATGGTTAACAGTTTTAGTTTCAGAAAATGCTGGAGATTTATATGTAATTGTTAAACGTTCAAAATATGGTAAAATAGTTGCAGAAACATCGGCTACTAGTTCCGGTACAACATTTCCTGCAGCTCTACCAGCATTATTAACATTAGGCGATTCAGTTAATGCATCTAGATTGCAAGGACAAATTCAAGAATTAAGATTATGGAGTGGTAGTAATACCATAGTACCATATTTTGATAATCACGTAACAGCACCGGCTGCATATAATAGTCTAGATCCATATAATGAATTAGTTTTCAGATTACCATTAACTCAAAAAGTAAATCATACATTAACAAGCTCATTACAGGGTGTACAACCACAATCTGCTTCATTTGATGCAACTTTTACAGGCTGGACTCTTGATACTCCTTATGATTCAATTGAGGAAACATATTATTATGATGCACCATCTTTAGGTGCTGGTACGTATGATGATAATAAAATACGATTAGAATCTAATCAATTAATTGGTAATTTAGATGTAAAAACTAGAGCAGAACGTAGTCAATATGATACAGCTCCAATTGATAGTAAAAAATTAGGAGTATATTTTTCTCCACAAACAATGATTGATGAAGATATCATTGCACAATATGGATTTATTACATTAGATGATTATATCGGAGATCCGGGAGAATTAGATTCAAAATCATATCCAGAGTTGATCTGGAAAGCCCAAGAATATTGGAAAAAATATGCTAATAAAAATGATATAAATTCGTATATAAAGATTTTTACATTATTTGATTTATCATTTTTTAAACAACTAGAACAATTATTGCCAGCACGTGCTGATAAAGTTATGGGAGTATTGATTCAACCAAACTTATTAGAACGTAGTAAAGATAAAATTCTTCCTGCAATACAGAAATTTGAAACTAGTTATTTAACAGAAATTTCAAATGTACAACCGACAGGCTCTGCAGATTATTTATATTATCTAGGTAATATCCAAGATAAAATTTTAGAAATTACCGGAATTGATGATGATCAATGGCAGATGTATTTAACTGCATCTACTGAAGACAAATATGATGGGACTTTGTATTCGCATGAATATTTAATTAGATCAGCAAGCACTTGGATTACAGCATCAACACCGGAATGGGAAAGCGAAGCAGTTTTACCAACATTTATAAGTAGTGTTAAATCAGAATATCGTTTCGTTTCTGGAACTGTTTATTTTGTAACAGAAAGTATATATGGTAGTATATATGGATCTTCATCGTATGGTACTGGAAGTTATTCTTCGATCTATTATAATTTATCTGGTAGTTATGCTGAGGTGCAAGACTTTACTCCGCGCGGAATTGATAATCAACGATATTCGGGAGCAAAACTTACTTCTCCAGCATTTAATATAAATTCGACACAAACAGTCGATGGAGGTCCGGTTGTTGAATGGAGAACTACGAATCCAAATCAGTTAATATATCAGACAAATGGCGATCAAGGAAGTTTTGTATTAGTTTAACATCAAAATTAATAATATGTATATTTATATAAAATAAGGTTAAAACAAATGGGATATTTAAATAATAGTAGTGTAACAATTGATGCTATATTGACATTAAAAGGTCGTGAATTACTAGCAAAGGGTGGTAATGCATTTAATATTACGCAATTTGCTGTAGGAGATGATGAAATTGATTATTCATTATGGAATCCTGATCATCCATTAGGAACAAATTATTATGGCACTATTATTGAAAATATGCCAATTACTGAAGCAATTCCTGATGAAACACAAGCATTGAAATACAAACTAATTACATTACCAAAACAAACTACAAATATACCAGTAGTAACTGTAGGGAATACTTCTATTACGTTAGTAGCTCCAGGTGATAGCGCAATCATTGCTCCGAATACAAGCAATTTCCAAGGNNNNGGAAATGCAACATTAGGATATACAGCAATTTTATCTGACTCAACTGTAGCAGATATACAAGTTACTAGAGCTTTACAAAACTCAGTATTACCAACAACTCCTCGATTTATTGGTGATAATGAAGATGCTCAAAGTATTGCAGTTGCTGGATTTGAATTTAGAATTGTTGCTAAAACACAAATGATTGAAGATAAAACTGCAACTATTTCTATAATTGCAAATGAAACGGGTGGTAGTGTAACAATTAATTTAACAGTTAAAAAAGCAACTACTGCTACTATTTAATAGGCGAAACGTATGAATACATTAAATTTAATTGAAAATTTAAAACAACAACCTAAACATGGTCAACGTCCGGAAAGCAGGGCAGTTACAACGCCTGATAGTGCACGTAGCGCAATGCCAGCTGTTTCTCCCGTTGCATCACAAGTGACAAATGCAGTAAACGAACAAGTACAGCAATTAGCACAACAACTAGCAAATCAAATGGTTGCAGAAATGCAGCAATCACAAATAATTGCTAGAAATGGGCGTGTATATACAAAGTTCGATGCAGTAAATGATATTATATCTAATCAGATTGAAACAGTGACAGCTGGTTTATGGAGTGATAATATTGCTAGTTTAACTACATTCTTTACTTCATCAACTCAGACTACATCTCAACGAAGATATTATGTTGACGTGTTGCAAGATGATCCTTCTATAGACAGTTCAGCAATTCAATTCTCATTAGCATTTGGTCATGCTTTAGGAAGTGGATCTGATTCTCAAGGACAACTTAATGATTCTCCAAGTAAAGCAATATATTCTCAGTACAAACAATTATTGTTGAATCCGACTGATACGAGATTTACAACTGCAGGCTCCGGAAGTACTGATTATGTATATGTAGTAAACTTTAAACGCAATCGAGTAAAAGAACGTTTAGATGCTGGAAATTTTGAATTACCATTAAGAACTATTTCTGGTTCTCGTCCTACTAATGCAACGGGGAGTGTAAATGTAAGTGGCTCTACAATTATAACATTAATTGATGATTCATCGATTGCATCAGCTACGATTGTAGGAGGTGGCAAAGTTTATAATATTGTATCTGGATCTATTAATGATGGAGTATATAACCCAGCGGCTCCACTTTATTTCGGATTAGCTTATCCAGATTATGGAACATTAGTATTGGATGGAAAAATGTTAGATCAACATTTAAATTTCCAAACAAATACAGGTTCTAGTTCAGAAGGAAATAATCATTTTGCAATGTATCATTCTATATCAGGATCTGCATTGTTAACGAATCCAGCAACTTTAGATCCGTACGGATTCCAAGCGCGCAATTCAGAAAAAGTTACTAGTACACATTATTTCGTTAGAATTAAAAATGCTGAATATAACTTCTCAAATAATCCTTCTTATGTAACAGGAAGTGTTGGTCAAATAGCACAATCTACATTTATTGGAGATCCTAAAACATATATTACTACAGTTGGGTTGTATAATGATAGACAAGAATTATTAGCAATAGCAAAATTAAGTCAACCATTATTAAAATCTTTCCAACGAGAAGCAT